TATCTGCGAGTGACTTCTTCCGCAAAGTCCCATGTGGTTGCCCCACCTGTGAGCATGATTTCGTCAAACACATACAAGTTCTCCCCATCCTTAACAGCGCAGATACCTGACATTGGGTCTACGTTAAAGTCAACACCTAAAAGTAGAGGGGCGATGGAGATGTCCTTTGCTTTTACGGAAATGTTGTCATCAGAAAATGAGACTGCAACAAGACCCGTGAGATTCTCGAAGCTGGCCTCGAATTCTTGCTTGAATGTACGAACGTCTAATTGCGCTCTTGCTGCTTCGACTTCCTCTACTGGTACATTACCCCCGTCTATTGTTGTGTAACTCCAGCGAGTCCAGTCTTTTGTTTGATCATCTGGGACGTAGCACCATAGGTCGTAAAACCAACTAGCCGTTCCATCTGGTGTGGAGATGAAGAGTGCCCATCCTTGTTTATCGGCTAAAGCGGGTCGGATGACTTGGAACCAAACTTCGGAATCCATGAAGGCAGCTTCGTCTAGTACTACACCTGCGAGGCTTCGACCACGGAGAGCCATTGCGTTTTCGGTTCCTTTGAGTTCGATTGTGGATTCGTTTATTAGTTCTATTTTTAGATCGGTTTCGTTTTTAGATTTGATCCATTCCTTTGGAACGAGCTTCTTTATTTCTTTCCAGGCGATGTCTTTCGCCATGCGGTAAGTGGGAGCGCAGTAAAAGTAAGTTTCGCCTGGGCGTTTTATGGCTGCGTTCAATAATTCGATACAGGCTAGGTATGATTTTCCAAATCTTCTGCCAGCAACTAGAACCCTGAAGCGACTTGTATTTCTGAATACTTCCCCCTGCGCCCATCGAAGGCTTAAGGGGCGTGTTGTTGTAGTCATGTAGTAAAGAATAGCCTTATTTTTGGTTGTTTACACTTAAAAATTCGACTATTTATCACTTTTGAGGTTATTATTGAAATATTATTGGCTTATTAGTCCGTGGCTGAAGCTATTTTTAGACCGAATGTTGATAGTCCTAACGCTCCAATGGGAGGGAAAGTTTATGGGAAAAGAAATCCTGATGCTGTAGTGGAGGCAAGGAGACAAAAGCTCTATAGAAGACAGTTAGAGGGTCTGACTATTAGACAGTTGGTTTTAGATCATGCCAAGAAGGAAAATATTGGTATTGATACAGCGTGGAGTGATTGGAAAAAAGTTAAGTCTTGGAATGATGAGGATTGGGAAAAGGATAGAGAAAAGATGATTTGTAGGATCCAGGGCATGAGAATGAGGTTGTTTGAAAAAGCTGTGAGGAGAGGACAGTACCAAACTGCTGCTCAGATACTAGATTCACTTGGTAAAGTAGTAGGAGAGAGTGTGGAGAATATTAATATCAATGCACCACAACTATCTATTCAGGTGGAAGAGAAGAAAAAGCCTTGACATTAGTGTAATAAAGTAGTATTATTTATATGTAGTACATTAATCGCTTATTTGTAGATCTTTCAGAAGGTTCAGGGGGTAATGATATATCTCTCAGAATTTTCAAATCCTTCCCCGCACTGTGGAAAAAATAAGAAATTTTCCACGTTAAAAATTTACATGAAAAAAGCCCACCCAATCAAGGGCGAGCAGTGGCTACTGTAGAAAAATTTTTCTTAGTTTGGAATTAGTAAAGAATCACATTTACTAGGGGTGGGGTTGTTTTGTCTGCACTGGTTCCAGTTGGTCAGGTCTTGGCGGCTGGTTAGCGTTCCAATTGATAGACTAATTACTAATACTAGGAAAGCCGTTGCACTTGCTAACTTTTGCGAATTTTTGGCGGTGGTTCTCGCTCTGGTGCGTGGGTAGCTTGCTTGGCTGATGTTGTTTAGGGGTTGCACTGACGTGAGAGAGTAAAATCTATCTCTTTTTGGTGCATAGATTGGGGGCAATGTTGGGCCTGTTGTTGGTTGCATTGGTTTAAAAAATTTAAGTGTGTGCATGTCCGTCGGGTTCTATTCCGATAATCATGAGGATGTGTTGCGCGTCTGGGCCTACTTCAACTGTGTATGTCTGATTAAGATATCGCTCTGGTGCAGATACATAATTAAATCTTTTTTTGATTCTTGTGAGTGCATCTATTTGTTTTGAGTTCATGGCTGATAGTCTCCGTGATGGTTGCTTAGATAAACTTGTTTGATGTTTTCTACTATTTCAATTTTGTATTTAAGATAATTAATCCTAAAATCGTAATCCTGTAATCTTTTTACAATCTTATTAATTTCTCCGTCTTGAAAATATCTATCAAGATCATTAAAAGCACATATCAACTCGTCGTCTGCTTGATCTCCTAGTTTTTCCCACTGAGTCTGGGCGCGTTTGTGCGCTGCTTTAAATAGTCTTTTATAGTTAGTTTTAGACATAATTAATACTCGCTAGGTTTTAGAATTGTTGTGTAACAAGCATTAGGATCTTTTGTCCTTTTGTTGTTTCCATAACCGCTGGTAATTATCCAAAATTTAGTTTGACCATGTGGCGCGGTGTAAGTCCACTCGCTCTGAATATTGCAACCGTTTTCTTTTCTTACGGTTTCGCGGTTCAGTTCTTCGTCTTCCTTGCATATCTCGCCGTATTCGCCGATAAAATGACGAGTCAGACATACAGATACAAACTTTCTAAACTCTGGAACTGTATTAGTTAAATAATCAATTCCTGATGTAGTAACAAGCTGTCCGAACATTGCGAGCGTTTCTCGCTTTGCGTTCCATTGTTCTATTGAAATAGACATAATAAAAATTTCCTTTAGGTGGGGTAAGTTTTAAAAAGTTTGAGGCAGTTTTTAGGCTGCCTCTGGTGCAGCTCCTACACGTGAGCGAGTAGGTAATCTCTGCAAGTATTAATTCTTTTGGCCGCGCTGCCTCCCATCAAGCTCTCCAACCTTGCACGATTTCTTGCGGTTTCGTTTTCCAGTCTTCCTGATTGATGGGTTAAATATTGCGTACATCCGTTCATGATGTTGTAGGCTGATCTCTCAAATTTTCCATTTACTTTTTCATTTCTCATATTATTAATTATCGTATAATATTCTTTTTCTAATGAATTATTAATCGTTTTGGGCATCTCTGTCTGTACTCCTCTAACTGTTCTTTTTTTAGTTCCTTGCAAGCGATCTTTGAAAATTTCTTTAATAGTATTTTCCAATAAATCTTTAAATCCGTTCTCGTCCAGGTGCGCTCTATGTAACCTTTTTAAATCTTCAATATTTCCAGTAAATTTATTGTTTGCCGTGTCAATCAGGTTTTTAATATGTGGGATTAATTCATTTATTGACTTTGTGTGGCGGAGTTTTAATCCTGCTGTACTTTGCACAAAATTAAATTGATTTGCACAAATTAGCCTCTCTTGGCGCAGCGCAAAACATAAGCTGCTGCTTCCATCGTGTGAGTTGATACCTACCAAATAATTCTGGATATTGTCTCCGTTGCCGTCTACATCCTGAGTATCAATTGCCGTCTCTGCGACTATTTTCGATCCGTTCCTGATGCTGCTGACGTGCTTAACTTTGCGCTCCATGCTGTCGAATAACTCCGCTAATTTAATATGATTAACTGTCGTATATTGGTCTTTTGATACTTGAAAAGTTTTATTATTTGTTGGGTTAGTTATTGCGTAGAAGTTGGGTATTTCTTGGGGGATACCTTCGGAGTCATAGAAATGTATTCTTTCTTTACTTGGTAAAAAGTCTAAGTCTAATTTTTGGAACACTTCAACGGCTGACAAGTTGCTCTTATTTGCTCCCTCTGGTGAACATCTTTCAATCATTGAGGTTGCGTTTTTCTCTTTTAGTTGCGCTTCGAATTCTTGTTTTTTGTTTTGGATGATTTCCTCATAGTTTTCTGCTCTGTAACCTCCATAAATCATTTTGGTGTCTTTTTCTGATTCGTTCCAGCTTTTGCTGACTTCGTTTGGTCTTGTGTTTTCCATGGGTGGGATAAAAATAGAATTACCTCACCCAATGTAGCACAGTAGGAACAATAGACAAGATACCCAATACAATTAATTACCTTGGGCTTTTGCGTACCTATATATAAGGTAAATTTAATATGAGTACAAATACTCATAGGTTGGCTGGTGTTGGATTCATAGTATAAATACCTATTGTGGAAAACATATTAGGTAGGAATACCTATTGGGGAAAACTTTGTGGAAAACTTATGAGTACTAATGTACTATTTAATTAGATTTCTGAAAATCTGAAATTCAAAAATTTAGAAAAAGCAGGAAAATTAATTAAAAATTTAAAAATTTCTCTGGGTTGCGTATTACGTATGAAAGCGTTTTTTCAGATTTTTTACGGGAATTTCGGATTTTTATTTTAAATCTAATTCAATTTTTTAGGGGGGAGGGTTGTTTTTATTTGACTTATGTAATACAATAATAACGTACCATCAACCACAAATTATGGACAGTTTAAGCAGTTTTATAGAAACTACTGCACGGGATCACATTGACGAGCTTCAGAAAAAAGCTCTTGAACAAAGGATGCACAAGAGTTTCCGAGAAGCAATCAGAATTAAGCAGCAGCTAATGTTCCCAGACGATCCATCTGATACTAGATACGATCACCACGACATTAAAACCTACCTTGCTTTAGGTTGGTTGATCTCTGTTTTTCACGAGTGGAGTGCTGATTCTATCGTGGGTACGTTTGTTTCTTCTATGGAAGATGCTAACTTTGGTGATTTTGGTTCCAAAGTTCAGGAAGATTTTGAACAGTATTTAGTGAAGCTAGAGGTGGAAAATGGATAAGCAGCAGGGAGTGGAGCATATACTTACAGCTCTACTAAACAATGAAGATAAGAGTACTCAAGAAAAAACTTCGAGGAAAACTCTTATTCGGGAGCTGGTGGACGATGAAGGTATAAGTCAAACTACAGCTTACGAGTGGTATCGTGATGCGTTCCAACAATACAAGTGGGAGCAGTCTGAAAAGTCGGAGGGGTATGAAGCAATTCATCCCCTTCAGATGCTGGAGGATGCAGAAGACTTGTTGGAAAGCGTTCCAGATGATGATTTGGATTCTAAAATTAAACTCCAAAAGCATTACGCATACTTAGTTGGCAAATTTAAACATCAGATTACCTTCAGGAGTTATGAAACAAACTGACTTTCTTATTCGTGTAGAGCATACACAAGCCTACACAAAAGAAGCTCTAACTCAGATACTTAAGAGTTCTGGGATTAGTGGCTTAAAGGTTACTGTTCTTGATACTGAAGATGCAGGAAACAGTGACGATCCACGTAATTATTCACCTTACATAGGTCACTAAAATGAGTAACGATCCACAAACACTGCATCCCTATTGTGGGATTCATTATGAAGATGCCTTAAACCTACCCAAGGTAATCTACATGCTGGAAACTTTTTGCCCAGATTTTGCTGAGACATGGGACAGCGTACATCCTGGGGACGACAGAAGTTGGGAGGAGTTTAAAAAGATTCTTACTGACTTGGCTGATGATGGACGTTCCATCAAAGATCAACTTAATTGGAGTGAGAAAAATGGGTACTAGACACTACTCTGAATCTGAGATTTTTAGGCAAGCTGAGAATGACTTGTTTAATAAATCTTTTTGGAATCAACCTGATGAGCCAGAAGAAGAAGAATATGGTGATGATTACGAGCCATCAGATCAAGAAATGATGGCTAATTTTGGTACTAAATGGCATGACGCATTATGACTAGACGTACCAACTGCCATTTCTTCGTTGATGAAGATACTCAAGAACTGGTTCACATCTTTTCTTACTATGTGACCAGAGTCAAAAAGAACACTAGAGCAGGTAAATACGGGAAGGTTTTATTTTGTCCTTTCTGTAGAAATCAAGCAACAGTTTATCATTTTAATTGGTCTTCTCTTACATGTACTAAATGTAAGAGAGATACAGATAAATATGACTGGTTTGTTAGTTCTGATCCTAGTAAATTCTCTAAACGATTAACGCTATGCGATCCAAAAGTTAAATACTTTATAGATAAAGATTCTGTAGGTAAAAGAGATGAACGTGGAACAGTTCTTGATGCTAAGTATTCACCTAAATCAATTAATAGTCACTTCTAATTATTATGAATAAAATTATTATTGATGGAGTTACTTACGTTAGACAGAGAGAGAGTCTGACGCTATGCGAGAAACTGATGAGTTAGTTTGCTCTTGGTTTTTCGCACGTAGAAATTATTTTTACTTAAAAAATAATTGATACTTAAATAGTCCTTAACAAACATTCTAAAATGACAACTTCAAACAAACTAAATCTAGAGTATGCAACTATTCTAGTAAATGCAGCGAGATTAAAAGCTCTTTCTGATACGTGCCATGCACTAGCTAAAGTCAGGGAAGAAATTGAAAATCAGTTAGAGATAGCTAGGGCAGAAATGAGGGAATTGAATAAAGAACAGCCAGAAGGTTTTGAGTTTGTGGAAGTTCCTTTTCTTAAAGAAAAAAAAAATCCTGATTAAATTGCGGATGTAGCTTTAAATGATTGCTGGAACTTTTCATTACGTTCCAGAAACCATACCTCAGCAGCTCGTAATTCGAGTTCGCTGAGGATTTTTATTTGGGGTGCGCCACTTCTTCGGGCAATGATAACTGCTCCTTTTTTAGGTCGGATGCCTGTTAATTTTTTCAAGCCTAAACTGTACGCTCCAAGTTGGCAGCAAAATTGCTCCACCATACCCTCACTTCTGACATCTTTTGCGGTTTTCCAGTCAGCTATGAAAGGCCCGTCTCCATCAATATCTACTAGAGCGTCTGCTGTTCCTGCATATCCATAATCTTCGTTATATACACTGAATTCTGCGGCGTGGATTGCTGTTACTCGTTCCAGTATGAAAGACCGTAGACCTCTGGCGTAGCCACTGGCTGAGAAACCAACTTTCGGGGCGTTCTCGGCTGCTTTCTGTAAACCCCATTGCGTGACTTTAGTCGGACACCGTGTAAGTCCGTCCGATCCAGTTTTCCAGATGTTCCTTTTGTTTCCTGAGTTTCGCGATAACTTTGCACCAGTTTTGAGTAGATACTCTGCATGAGAGTGGGCAAGTTTGCCACGTTCGCAAGCGATGTCTCGCTCCGTGTAACTGTTTGGTCTTTGTAACCAACGCTCCAGTGCATCTTTTGTCTCTTGGGCTGCGGTTTCCTTAAGGATATGAGTTACTGAATGATATACATTTTTCTTAGCATCCCGATATATCCTGTGTGGAAACAGAGTTTGGCTATCATCTCGTTCCAGTTTCCATCTTCTTAGTCCTGCTAAAGCATCCTGTTTATCTAGCTGTTCCATGAAAGGCGTATATATATTATTTCCCATAGTTAATTTACCTTAAAAAGTTCCTTTAGGAAAGAATCTTCGTAATAATAAAATCTTGTGTTAACTGTGCTTCCTGAAGGAGTCTTCATTTTATGAGGCAGAGCTTGAGGTTCCACACCATAGCGTTCCATATATACCTTTTTGACCCACTTACCTATCCAAGGTAAACGATCTTGCAGATTGGAGTACTTGTTTACTGACTCGTACATTTTGATTAAAAGAAAGATAAACACTATTGTAATAATAAAGTAGAAAGCTGACAAATTTTAAGGATATATATATTAAATTCACTTGTCTCATATAGGCTCATTTATACTCAAAAATCCCCTATAACTATCGTTGCGTTGGAAGAGTTTTGGGAAACCTATGAGTTAAGGGAGGTTACGCAAAGCTATGCAAAGCTATGCAAAGCTATGCAAAGTCTGATTGTGAAGAACTGTATATATATTGCAATAGTAAAGTAAGTACAAGTAAATACAAGTAAATAAAAAAGGGGCTATGAAAGCCCCTTATCTATTAATCGTCTGATGATTCAAACGGGTTTCCTCCCCCGATCAATTTTTCAATGTCGAAACCGTTGTCCTGTGCTTCGTCCCATGCTTTCTTGATCTTCGCAGAAGTGTTCTTACGTCTTGGTGCAGCATTTACGCTATAACGTGTGTCTACTCCTTGTCCTTCCCTAGATAAAACTAAGTCAATTTCAGTCATGCAGTCTGCATAATCCTCCATTTGACTGATTTTGTCTAAAGCTTCGGTGATCGTAGATTGTGTCCACTCAAATACCTGTACTTTCTCTGTATCGTGATTAAACACAGGTATAGAAGCTGCCATCTTTAATGGCTCGAAGTTCTTTCCGTCACGACCCAAGGGACGGGTAAATTCGTTTTCGTAACGCTCGTTAGCTTCTTCAATAAGCTTAGATACGTCCTCTGGTGTTGGTTCATCGGTACAACGGATAGGCTTTCTACCCTTTCCGTTTACTTCTTGTACCCAGAATAGAAAGTAATCAAATGCGTCTTCCTCTAATAAAGCAAAACGTACACTGCTACCATCTTGGACACTCCCAGGATTTAGGAAGCCGTCTTTGCTGCTGCCTGAAGAGGCAGAACTCTTGCGTAAACGATCTGAAACGATTGGCATAAATGCGAGTGGTTAATAAACCTAGTGCTTTATTACAATAGCACAATGACAATATCTTGTCTATGGGTTACAATGAAAAAACCCTTTAAGGCTGGAGAGGCCAAAAAGGGTTTAAAAATTAACTTACAAAGGTATAGTAGCACATGAGTCCGAAAAGTTTTATTCCAGAAATCCCTTCACACTGGGATACTTGCCCGATATATGCGGAAGGTGTACTACTTCCAAAAAAGAGCGATAACGATCCAGATACTTTCTCTAAAGGTAAAACTCCTCTTGGTCTTTCTTGGAGTAAGCATCACTCCGTATCCGATTCGAGGTTGTTTATTGAAAAAGAACCAAACAAGTTTAAAGCGTTAGGAGTATTTACAGGTGCTAGGTCGGGCGGTCTAGTGATGTTTGACGTTGATAGAAACCTCGGTGCGATCCAGAAAAAATGGGGTTCTGATTTAAAGAAGGCTCCTAAAGTTACATCTAAAAAACCTAACGCAGCTAAGTTTCTTTTCTTGGTTCCTGAGAAGCACTGGGTAGAGGTTCATTCAGTTAGTCATTCTGGGGCAGACAATGAAGGTTGGGAGATATTGTGGAATGGGCAGGGTGTAGTAGCTGGTGAGTATTACAAAAAAGAGTATGGGAAAGGTGAATACCAAATAGAAGGAGACTTAGATAATATTCCTGACGCTCCAGAGTGGTTGCTCTCTCGTATGCGTAAAGCGCATGACGAAAGGTATGCAAAAATTGATGTTAAATATGTTGATAACAGATGGTCTAAAAGAACTAAAGAAGAGAAGATTGCAATAGCTTCAAGTTGTTTGAGCGTTATTCAATATAAAGGTAAGGGGGAATTAGCTGCTAGATACTGGTGGGAAATAGGGGCTTCTATTAATAAAGAATTACCTGGAGAAGAAGGTCTAAAACTATGGAGAGAATGGTCTAAAAACGATCCAGATTATATAGACGATTGGGAAGATGGGAATGATCCTTGTGCTGCTCGTTGGTATCAAGCTTGGAAGCATGATGGAGCTACCTTAAATATGGGTAACTTGATTAAAACTGCTAACTTTTATGATCCCAATAAAAGGAGGTTAGAAAGAGATGGGTTACTTAAATTAGTAGAAGAAGTTGAATCTATTCCTCTCAGATTTAAAGAAGAAATACTGGGCGGTAATGACGTAATTAAAAAATATCAAGAGATAGACGAAGATCCTGAAAATGAGAACCCTGCCCTGCACAATCAGGCGGTACATAAATTAGCTATAGAGGCTAAGAGAGGTAACGCTGCTGAGATCGAAAGACTGGTAGATAGTTATGAGATGTTTAAGAGAACTAATAACCAAAAACCCTTATCAGTAGAGGAGTTAGATGACACGCCTTTTGACTACACAATCCCTGGTTTACTTCCTAAACCTTGGACGTTGCTATTACATGCTGATGGAGGTACTGGTAAAACTGCTATGTGTCAGACGATTGCTAAACATGTCGGACACGGTAAAGCTTTCAATGTTCATGGTGGGTTAGTTACCGTTCCATCTGCCAAAATTCTTTGGCTTAATGGTGATCAGAATGAAAGGATTTTAAGAAGACAAATGCAGCTTATCGGCTGTACTAAAAATATTAGAATCGTTACTGAGTGGGATATGCAGTGGTACTCAAGATTTAAAAAGATGCAGAATAAGTATGCTTATGATTTAGTTATTATTGATAGTTTGGATGGTTGCAACGACAGTAACCCTTATGAAGAAAATAGAAGAGAGTATGCGCTACCTATTAAAAAATTAGTCAGAAGAAACGGACAAGACTTTCCTGCCTGTTCGATAATAATTATTCACCACAACACTAAGGAAGGAAAGTTCAGAGGGACAACAGCTATTAGAAACGCTGTTGATGAAACATGGAACATGCGTAAATTATCGGCTAGAGACGCTGCTGAGATGAACATCGCAGCAAATAGTCGATTAGTGACCGTGGAGAAGTCCAGAGACGATAGAGAGGGCTTACGGATGTTATTTACGCTATTGCCTGATTACACCTACTCAGTTACACCTGCTCCCGATCCAGCAGACATTGTTCGTGTCGATAATCCGAATCAACATACGCTGGATATTCTTGCATTACTTAGAAGCTCTAAGAAAGCATGGTCTATTAAAGATCTAGTCGAGAACGAAAGAGTAGGGGGCGTACATAGAAAAAGAGCTATCACATACAGCATTACAAAACTTGAGGATCAAAAACTAATAGAAAAAGCTCCCGTTCCATCTAATTCTTCTGCTAAAGGAGGTAGACCTTGTAAGTACTACCAAGCTATTGGTAAAGACGTTCCATCGTTATTTAGAAACTCTCTCCCGCGTGATATACCCCAAAGTAGTTTGTTAAAACCTAATAACCCTGTTATTGGAACGGATTCGATTAACAAAGAGGATTGTAAAAACTCTGATGTTGTAAAAACCCCAGAAGACGAAGGGGAGTTTTTACAAAAGGAGGTTTTTACAAAACCGATTGTTAATGAGACTTCTTCCACTGGAACAGAAGAGGGTTTTTACACACAGGACTCTGGGAATAAGGATGAAGAACAAAACTCATGGAATATGTGGGACGTATGAACCAAGGAACAAATCTCTGTATCTACAGCATCAGAAACAGAAGTGATTTTCCGTTAGCTATTGCTCGTTACACGCTGTATGACGAGCAAGGCACAGTAGTTGAAGTAATGGAAATGAAATATTGGAACGAAATGACTTTCACTACTCAACTGCGTACAGCAGCAGAGCAAGGTTTTGATATATCCGTAATCACCAAATTAAGTACAGAATTTATGACAGGGTGTGTCAAAGAATGGGTGGAATAACTTACTAATGTGCTAATGTAGTAGAGAACATTAAAGGTTTACCCATGACCTCATCTGAGGATTTTTCTGTCTTTTACGGTATCAACGAACTGCACAGATTAAACACAGCGATCAGTATTGCTTTTGATACAGAGACGCTCCAATTACAACCAGAAAAAGGGAAGCTAAGGCTAATCCAGTTAGGTTGCTACGTTACTAAAACAATCGTTATTATTGATTGTTTTGATCTGACTGAAAAAGATTGGAATAAGTTAGATAGTTTCTTTAATAACGGTGATAGGTACTGGTTAGCACATAACGCAGTATTTGATATTGCTTGGTTACAGGAGCAAGGAATCTTTATTAGAGGTTTTGTTCAATGCAGTATGTTGGCTAGTCGGTTATTGACTAACGGTATTCCCAAAGCAAAGCATGGTTTAGCTAATTTAGCTAAGAGACATTTGAATATAGATATATCAAAAGAACAGCAAACCTCGAATTGGGGTGATCCTAATCTCTCGAAAGAGCAGTTAGCTTATGCGGCTAAAGATATAGAAGTTCTTCTACAACTTGATCAGATATTAAGTAACAAACTTTCTAAAGCTGAATTGCTTCCTGCTTTCAGATTGGAGTGCAGAGCATTACCCGCTATGGCGCAAATGTGGAGGACTGGTTTACCTTGGAACGCTGAAGCATTGGAGGAATACAAAGCTGATAAAGAGTTTGATGTAAAGGAAATGGGCAAGGAATTTATTATGGAATTAGATAAAGAGTTACCTGAAGGTAAGAAGTTACCAAGAGAGTCCAATGGAGAGTTTAATTTAAGAGCTAAGGATCAAGGTGCCGTAAGATTAGGTACTAAAAAGTATGCTGGTTTTAATATAAAAAGCTCTAAACAGTTATTAGAAAAACTTGAATTAATTCTTGGTTATACCCCTACAGATAGAGATGGTAAACCTAGTGTAGGTAAAGAAGCGTTGAAAAAATGTGCAGCAGATAGTGAAACGATCCAAACATTAATTACTTGGAAAAAGAAAGAAAAATTAAGACAAATGGCAGCAAGTATTCAAGAAAAAATGTATGACGATGGTTTCGTTAAAGCGTCTTATATGCAACTTGGGGCTGACACAGGTCGAATGAGTTCAATTAAACCTAATAATCAACAAATACCTAGAGATATGGAATTTAGAAACTGTGTCCAAGCCCCTAAAGGTTGGAAAATAGTAGACGCTGACTTCAGTCAAATGGAGTTAAGATTAGCGGCGGCTTTAGCTGGTGATATAAATATGATTAATGCCTTTAAAGAAGGTGCAGATTTACATGATTACACAGCAGAAAAGATGGGATGTGAAAGGCAGATAGCAAAATCAGCAAACTTCGGTTTGTTATATGGTGCAGGTGTAGAGGGTTTACGGAATTACGCTGGTTCCCAGGGTGTTCTTATGACTAAGGAGGAAGCCTCCATAGTGAGAGATGGTTGGTTGAGTACCTATTACGGTATAAGACGATGGCAACAAGATAATCAACAAGAAGCTCGTTCTACTGAGAAGGATGAGTGGCCTGAAACTAGGATTCCTCACTCTGGTATGAGACGCTTTCTTAAAGGAGATCTAAATAGAATTACTGTTAGATGTAATACTCCAATACAAGGTGCAGGTGCAGCCATACTTAAATGTGCTTTATGTAATCTTTGGCCTGATGTTAAAAAAGCAGGGGAAGACGTAGTGAAGATTGCGGCTGCTGTGCATGATGAAATTATTCTTTTAGTTAAAGAAGATTACGCAGATCACTGGGCAGGGCATTTAAAGAGCATCATGGAAAAAGCTGAAGCAAAATGGTTGGAAGACGTTCCTCCTTTAGCTGAGGTAAACATTGGAGACACTTGGGCAGAAGTACATTGACCTCTATTTATCACACTAATAAGGGCTGGCATTTTTATAGCCAAAAATCTAAAAAACCAGTAGGCTATTACAGCAGTCTTGCGGAAACAATGGCAGTTGCTTATGCAGAAGAGTGGACGAGCCATAATAATGGAACGCTTGAACAAGGAGATAATGCTTGCAGTGACAGGGGATCTTCATAGAGCAGCCGATTTTTTAGAAGGAGCCAGAAAAATACGTTCTGGCTCTAAGAGACAGAGGAATGTTAAGCGTCAGGCTATGAGAGAAGCTAATATTAGAAAAGTCGATAGACCTATTTCGTGGTAAAGTAGTACAACGACACTCCTCTGATGGCATTAAAACACGGGAACAAAACTTACTTACAAGTATTGTTAGATCCCAATAGGGCAGACCTAGTTCAAAAACAGGCAGAGTACAGAGGTATGAAACCTGCTGCTTGGATTAGGGAAGCTGTTTATAACGAATTGGAGAGAGAGTTACCTAGCAATGAATACAATCTTGCTAAAGCAGCCGATGAACTTATTTGGAGAGAATCTGTGCGTAAAAGAATAGAGGGTAGAAAAAAATGACTTACCACTCAGTCGTCAGCTCTGAAAATGCCCCACCTCGTATGAGACTTCATCTATTTTGGATTTGCAGCCCTAATAAAAAAGGCAGAAATATGAGGTACTCTGGTTGCTCAAAAGAGGAAGCTCTTAAACAAGCTAAGGCTAATAATCCTGGGGCCAGTATCCTTTGGAAAAAAGAATTGTGACATGAATCTTCTTGACTGGATTGGATCAGGTTTCGTTTATAAAAGTCCTAAACCGTATGACGGATTTAAAAGGTTTCTTTTAGACCTCCCAAGTAGAGAGTTAAGATCGTTAGCCGAATCAAATGCTCATTGCAGCAAAAAACAATTAGTACAACTTTATTTACAAAAAAATGCCCTCACCGAAATACAAGATCAATGATCAAGTCAATAAG